TTACTTTTTTATCGGGAGCTTCCAATATTCCCTGCGATTATCTCTTGCATTCCAGCTCACGCCAATACTTAGTTGATACTCAATAACGTCATCAGCTAGGAAGGTTCCTGACTTGATTAACCTCGTGAAAATATCGCCTCTAAAGGGTATCCTCTCCTTCTTCGGATTGAAGGCCTCCAAAGCTAGGAGCTCTTTCCTCAACCACTTTAACTCTTCACTAAGCGCAATCACTCTCTCCTTTCTATCTTCATAGCTTCGAATCTTACCGTGAAGATCCATGATGTGGTCTGTAATCACTTTGATCGCACCGGTATCCTCGCCATGTTTTTTTCCCTCTTCAACAGTCTCGTATAGTTTCTGGTAGTAGATTTCGATTTCTGTTTCTAAACGCTCAAGTTCTTCCTCCTCATGAGGTTTCAGGCTAACCTCTTCGATAACTTCATTTACCAATTCCGATAACTTCTTCGAGTTTTTCATTTCCTGGAGCATTACCATAAAAGTATGCTCGATGTTTTCTTCCCTGATAGCTTTTTCAAAACACTCCTCGGTGTGGTTCTTAACAGCTGAAGCTCTACACCGCCAGTAATGCCTCTCCAACCCATTATGGCTTGAAAGATGTATAATTGGACAGCCGCAAGATCCACATTGGAAAGTCTTAAAGAACTCGTCTCTAGTGTGTCGTTTTGCTTTCGTGATTTTCCTTGTCTTACTATTGATGATTCTCTGCACCGCATCCCACTTTTCTTTATCGATAATAGCTTCGTGATTTTCTTCAATATAGTACATTGGCAGTTCACCATTGTTCGGGACTCTCTTTCCGGTAATGGAGTCGCTTGTGTACTTTCTTTGATAAAGCACATCTCCGATGTATGCTGGATTATTTAACATTCTACGAACTGTAGTGAACCCCCAAGTACTCTTATTCTTAGGACTTGGAATTTTATCTCCCGTTAGACCGTTTGCAATACCTTGCATGCTTTTCCCTAATTGATATTCATCAAAGATTCTTTTGACCACAGTAGCCTTCTCGCTGTCAATTTCCCAGCTCCCATTTTTACCGTAATAGAATCCATAAGGCAGTGTGCTGAGTTTAACAGATCCTCTTTCTGCTAGTTTACTTCGTCCCCATGTAAGGCTTTCACCAAGACTCCTAGACTCTTCTTGTGCGAGCGCGCTGTATACAGTCAGTAAGATTTCACCATCTTTTTCAGCGGTATCTATCTCTTCTTTCTCAAACATTATTGAAACACCTAGAGTCTCTAACTCTCTCACATATTCCAAGCAATCTACAGTGTTCCTAGCAAATCTCGATATAGACTTGGTGATGACGCGATCAATTTTTCCTTTTCTGCAATCTGAAATCAACTCTTGAAAACCATCTCGATTCTCCGCCTTCTTTCCTGATACCCCCTCGTCATAATAAACCTTAATCAGTCGATACTCAGGATTCTTTAACACAGCATAAGTATAGTAGGCCATCTGAGCCTCCAACGATCCTAATTGCACTGGATCATCAGTACTAACTCTTGCATATACAGCGATTCTAACCTTTTTCCTGGCAGGCAGGCTATTTTGTTTACTTTCCCTAATTTCTCTTCGTATACGATCGATAATATTCTCTGAAAAGTATTTTTCAACTCTAACAGCTTGCATGTTCTCACCTCTTACTTTAGGAAATGGTGGATCTATTTCTTCCACGCCTTCGATTTCACATCCCTCAACTAAGATGCGATATCGCTCCTTTTTTTGGGATTTTAGTATCAAATCTTCACCCATCAATTGTTCCCGCTTTAGCTCCATTTCCACTTTTCTATTCTCACAAGTCCCAACAGTCGTATGTAGATCATCATACCAATGCACCTGGTAATCTTCTAAAGAGAAAATCCTGATTTCCAAAATCCACGCTCTAAGAACATCAACATTAGCTCTCTCTATAAAATCTTCAGGAGATTTTGCTTTTCGTAATAGTTCAATCGCGAGATCACGATACTTCCGATCTTCTTCTATCATGGTCGCTAGATGCTCGAACTCCACTATTGCTCGCTCCACCTTTTCTTTTTCAATGATTGCTAATTCATCTTCCGATGCTCGTCTTTGATGCTCTTTCGCGATTTGTAATTTGCTTAGTAAGCTAAGGCGATGAAGTTCAAACCGATCATTTTTGTTCACCCAAATCAATTCATCCTTCATCACTTCTAATATTTTAGGATTGTTGAAATCATACCTCTTTCTGATAACTTCCTTCATCAGTTTGAGAATCTTTTTATCGGTCAACCGTGGAGAATCACATAATCTCGCTTGTTTTTGCTTCACGCTGCAGACCCATTCAACGCGATTCTTTTTTCTGTTCTTGTGATAGTTCACATCGCATAGGCCGCAACTTATCCTCTTCGAACAAGAGTGATGTATCGTTTTGCCAAGTCCTTTTTTTCTCCTCTTCTCCAAGAGCATATCTTGTACTTTTTCAAAACACTCAGGTGAAATAATTCTAGGATAGGCATTCTCAATGAGGTACATATCCTTCTCACTATCTTTAAGAAATTCGACTTTTTGAGAGAGTGAACTGTTATATTGATTTGTAATCTTCTCACCAATATAAGACCTATTCTCTAAGATATTCAGTATCAATGTATGCGACCAAATAGTATGCCCACTAACGGTCTTCACACCTCTATCCGTTAAGAGTTTTAGAATTTCACCGATTTTCATGCCCCCAAGAAAGAGTTCAAAGACTTCTTTTATCACCTCAGCTTCTTCTTCGTGTATGACTGCAACTTGTCCCTGTGTTGTCTTTACAATTTTATAACCGAACTGTCTTCTATAGATTGGATTACCTGAAAGGATTCGTTTATTTTTTCCCCACTTACTATTGTGGGCTATACTCACAATTTCATCTTGGCTGACCGCCGCCAAGGCTGTTAGAAAGAACTTGTTTTTTCTTTCCATACTATTGATGTTTTCTTTCTCAAAAATTATCGGTATACCAAGATCACTTAAATGGTCCACAACTTCCAGAAGATCTTTCGCGTTTCTAGAAAACCTAGAGATGCTCTTCGTTAACACCAAATCTATCAATCCATCTTCGCAATGTCTAAGGAGTCTTTTGAACCCGGGACGACCATCTATCGTTACACCTGATATTTCCTTATCATAATATAAACCCACCAACTTATATTCATCATGGCTTCTGATGTAATGGGTGTAATATTTCAACTGATTCTCGAGAGAGTTGATTTGCTTATCACCGCCCTGTCTACTAAGCCTGCAATAGGCAGCAACTCTTAACTTTCCATTACTCTCTTTTTCTGGTTCTTCTTTTTCCTTTGGCCATAGCACTTCAACCGTCTTTTTTCTCACAACAAAAACTCCTTTCACTAGAGCCGCCTGTTAAGTACCAGGTATGTTATTAATGGCTCCAGTCCAGAGATAATGCAAGTACTATCTCTAGAATGAAAGAAGTTCTTTTTCTCGATCTGTTTCTCAGGTCATGGGCATTAGGTTTTCTTAGATTTTGTAAATCGAGAGTTGTGAATTTCTGTTTCAGAAGAAGCTATCTTGATTTCTTACTCCTCTGTGGTCTTCTCCTAGCGTCGACTTCATATGAAACGCCGGATTTTAGTTGAAACTCTACTCGCCATTTATTGTAGACGATTCCCTTCTCAATGACCTTGGTTAGGATGTCCGGATCAAAGTCTTCTTCAGGACCTTTGATGTCCTCTAAGACTTCAATTAGGATTTTCAGATTCTCTTCAAGGTATTCACTTTCCTTTTTATTCTCACTCAGTCCATCATACTCCATTTGGAGAATCTCCTGTTCGTATATTAAGTGTCGCATAGTCGCCTCGTAAATGACCTCATTCGATCCTGTTGCTCTGGCAGCCATTGCAGTAATTTTATCTGTGATCCTATCGATTTGAGTGCCTAGTTCATTTAGCCTTCTGTCTTCTTCCTCTGTTAATGAGGCTTCTTCAATGGCCAGTTCCACATCTTCAATCAGTTTATCCTTACCCTTTTTTATGTCGAATAGAAGCTTCATGAAGGCCCGCTCTAGTTCTTCCTCCCAAACATAACTACATTTGCAGTCTTTAAAATTTGCATCTCTTTTAGAGGCAACTCTACAGTGCCAGGCCGTGAACTTCACAGGTGCTCTATCCACTCCGCAGTGAGTCGTGAGCCGCCTTCTAGTCACCGGCCTTCCGCACTCTCCGCAAAAGAGTTTATTTGAAAATGGTGCTGCCCCGCTGTAGGCCATATTGTACTTATTGTCTGGATCCCTAAACATCTTACTACGTCTATTCAGCTCTTCTTGTACCTTTTCCCAATCTTCCTCACTGATGATCGCTGGATGGTGATTTCTAATATAGTACTGCGGCTGATGCTCTTTATTTCTCACTCGCTCATGGGTCAGAAAATCCACCGTCACGGTCTTCTGTGCTAGACAATCACCTTTGTATTTTTCGTTTCGTAGGATTTTGTACACAGAATCTGAAGTCCAGGTCTTCTTATTTCTCGCTGTCCTAATCCCATCTTTCATCAGTTCCTTGGCAATTGTGGGGGTACCTTTCCCTTCAAGTACCTCCCTGTATATTCGCCTAACCACTTCAGCCTGCTTCTCATCGATGATAATATTTCCATCCTCGTCTTCTGTGTATCCTAGAAAGTAGGTCGTTGGAACATGGGCTTTGCCCTGTTGGAACCTTTTCTGAACTCCCCACTTCGTGTTTTCTGAAATGGACCTCGACTCTTCCTGGGCCATGGATGAAAGAATAGTGAGGAACAGCTCACTTTTACTATCTAACGTATCGAGGTTTTCCTTTTGAAAGTAAATCCCAATACCGAGGTTCTTCAGCATTCTGATGTAGTGTAGACAGTCCAGGGTGTTCCTCGCAAATCGGCTGATGGATTTGGTGATGATGTAGTCGATTTCTTTCTTCTGGCAGCGCTCGATCATCCGATTAAACTCAACCCGGTTCTTAGTTGAAGTCCCTGACAGGCCCTCATCAGCAAAGATCTCTACGAGTTCCCAGTTAGGGTTCTTCTCTACATATTCTTTGAAGTAAGATACCTGTATATCGTAGCTGGTGGCCTGCATGGCTGAGTCTGTAGAAACACGTACATAAACCCCTATTCTTTTCTTTTGGCCATCAAAGTTCTCTTCATTCCTCGAGGTCCTAGTTCGAGCTGGGATGATGCTGACCCTTGATGCTGGCAGCCTTCGTGTTTGTTCTGTATTCATTAAGCATCTCCTCCTTCTTTAAGACTGACCTCTGTTTCCTCGCCAGTAATCCACACAATTCTCAATAAAAAAGATGACTCCGCTATTACACGTGTCATCCATGCCCTTAAAAATTTTGTGCTATCTAGTTTTTTGTATAACTCATTGATAGGATTCGTTGACTCTTTAACTCTACCAAGCTCAGCTATAGCGTCTTTTCTGTATGGATCATCTGAATCAATCATTGCCCACCAAGGTTCTCTTTCAGATATATTTTTTTCGATAGCTATTCTCTGATTCTCAAGCTCAATACTATCTTTATTTTCAATAACTGCCATGCTCTCTGCGAAGAGGGCTTTTTCCAGTTCTAGGCGCAGCCTGTTCTGTTCTCCGTCTCTCAGAACTTCTGTGTTTAAGAGATTCTTCTCAAGTTGAATGATTTGACGTTTTGCAGGTGCCTTTGGATCAATCTCAAACTTCTCTATAAAGGCTTTCTTTAGAGCCTTATAAATCGTCTCATCTTTGATACCATCCATTTTACAGAGTCTAACACTTTTCATGCGTGTGCTACATCGCCATGTCACATATCCTCTGGTCTTGTATCTATGGTAATTTGCACCGCATTCACCGCAGACAATTCTTCCGGTAAAATCATAGCGTTTACTAGGCCCGCGCTTAACCCCCTTCGTTTTGGGTTTAAGCATCTTTTGTACACTTTCAAATGTATCTCTATCAATAATCCCTTCATGATGATCTTTGATGTAGTATTTCGTTTTTTGTCCTTTGTTCACTACCTTTTTATGGGTTAGATAGTCTTCTGTAAATGTCTTTTGGCAAACAACATCCCCTACGTAACGTTCATTTCTAAGGATTGATGTAATGGCAACGTTGGTCCAGTCATTTCTCCCGTTTGCCTTCACATAGCCATTTCTGATAAAGTGATTCGCAATTTCAGTCGGGGTTCTTCCTTCTAGAAACTGTCTAAAAATCTCACGCACCGCGGCTGCTTCCTTTGGATCTATCACCCATCGTTTACCCTTCACCTTTTTATAGCCAAGAATTCTAACAAACCTGGCTTCGCCTTGCTCAAAGCGCTTTGATGTAGCCCAAGTGATGTTTTCTGAGGTACTTCGGCTTTCCTCTTGAGCTGTTGCCGCGAGCATCGTGAGTATAAATTCGCTCTGCATGTCCCCTGTGTAGAGATTTTCTTTCTCGAACAGGACATAGATCTTTTTCTCTCGGAGCTCTCTAATTACTTTTAACGTGTCCATGACATTTCGAGCAAACCTTGAAATGGATTTGCAGAGGATCAAGTCGATCTTACCAGCTTTGGCGTAGCGGATCATTTTATTGAACCCGTGCCTACTTTCCATCTTCGTTCCGGATTTGCCAAGGTCTGAAAAGACTCCAGCAAACTGCCACTCAGGGTTTGAGCGGATGTAGTTGGTATAGTGAACAATTTGATTATCAAGTGAATTCATTTGAAGCTCTTCTTCCGTACTAACCCTGCAATATGAAGCAACTCTTAATCTTTCACTATCGATCGCTAGGTTTCCCAAACTAAGTTCACTAGAACGATTTCTTGACGCTCCGTACCTAAAAGTTTCATTGTCCATGTCTAGTGTTCTCGCTGATAAAGTTTTCTCCACGATTCTTCCTCCTTTCGTCTAGTAAGCCATTCTATAAAAATCTTTTGAATGACCATCCAAACACCTCTTTTTAACAAAAGACCCTGAAACGCTGAAAATTCAATGCTTCAGGGTATCGGCGTCATAGTATATATCACTTATAAACAGATGAATAGCAAGTCATTTCTACTATAAATTGGGATAAAAATAAGCCGATGCTATAAAGATAACACCGGCTAGAGTTTCGCGATTTTTCTTCTATTCATATTTCAGATAAGCATCAAATCCAGCTTCCTTTAGTCGGGCTATGAGGGCCTCTGAATTCTTCTTGTCATTGAAGGCTCCCACCTGCACTCGGTAGTATTTTTCACCTGATTCATTCTCCGGTTCTACTTCCACACCAGCACTGACCATTTCAAGATTGTCTTTATCAACCCAGGTCATAATGCCAGCCTTCTCATCCATGGTGCTTTTCAGAATGGTTTTACCGAGAAGGACGCATTCCTTGCCACCTTTGACCACTGGTTTTCCACTCGAATCATCCTGGGTTATCAGGTGATAGTTCCATTTCACCCAGTTTGGTATGATTGGACCGCCTGGATAGTAGGTTTTAGCGGATGCCTTGATTTCTACAATATTACCAACTTGAAAGACCGTTTTACTATCATCTTCATTTTCGAGCGCTCTTTTCACAGCAGCTCTAAAGGTGTCCATATTCTCCCCATGCTTTGGAAACCAATGGCCCACATCAGAATGGTTTGATGCGATTCCTTTCTTATTTCCTTCCGCATGGCTGATAATGTCTTTCTCAGTCAGACCATACTCTCTGCAGAGATAAACACAAAGCTTCACTGCATTTTCCCAAGCCGCTCTAAAGTAGGCTTCATTTTTCTTCACATCATAGCCTACCATCTGATTCTTAGAATAAGAAAACCCACCCGGCTCACATATCTCGAGACCGATGTGAGTATCATTCGCTTTTCCCCCGGCATGCCAACCCCTGTGATTCCAAGGAAGGTACTGCCAGATTTCTTTATCATCCAGGAAGGCATGAACACAGACCTGACGTTTGATCTCTTTCGCTTTATAGGATTTGTTCCACCAAATGAACCAATCCCCCGCCATTACTCCAGGTGCCGCTGTAGAATGAACCATGATACCTTTGGGAGTGATCTTTTTCCCTGCGGTATAGCAATCATTTCTGGTCATGTACTTAATTCTCAAATTACTTAGTCCCATCCTTGTCACCTCCATCCTTCAGCTGCTCTAGGATGTCTCTCAGCTTCTCTGGGACCGGTAGGCCGAGCCTTGTGGCGTTTTCAACGATGCTGATTCCTTCATTGGATAGATAGAAGAAAATCACTGCTGTTCTGATGGCGCTACCATCTCCGATAATATTCTGATCAATGATGTGTGCCACTCCTACCAAAGAGAAAATCACTACTTTCTTAAAGATGCCCTGAGCACCTACGTCGCTAGATAAGTGCTTCTCAAGCACTGCACACATAACACCCATTAGATAGTCAACCACTACAAAGGCAATCAGGGCATATAAAAAACCATCGTAGCCTCCTAGAAAATAACCAAGCCATCCACCAACCGCCGCAAATATCATCTGAATGAAATTCCAAACTTCTCTCATTGTTATCCCTCACTTTCATGAATTTTTGTATATAAAAAAGCGCCCCCACATTGAGGACGCCTGGTGTCTCTATTCTGTTTGATTGATTCCCTTAATAGGGTGCGAAGTAAATATACCCACTAGCCTTTATATAAAAGCCATCGCCCGGAATGTAGATGGCCCCATCAAATGTATCGTATTGACTTACCGATAGATCCGGTTGTTCTACTCCCTTCCATCTGATGCCGTCATCGGATAAATACATCATCTTCTCAGTGAACAAAGCGTATTTCTTCCACTCATTCATCCAGATGATATTCCTTGGACTAGAGATGTTATTACTAGCGAGGTCACCGACCCATGAAAGATTCGTCTCCGTAATCTGTGTGGCATCGTCACTCATCACAGAGAGTTTCACATTGTAAATATAATCTCCACCCATTTTTCTATAGTTATACTTTGTCACAAATAGCTTTTCATTTACTGACTGGATGAACATGTATCTTGTATCATTCTCGTCTTCTGGTATTGTCGTGATCCACTCATCTGGAGCCATTGAACTAGCAATAGCTATTGATTTATCGCCGCCTACCACACCTACAAAGCTTCCTTTATGCGCTGTTAGGTATTTAAAGATGGGCACCTTTTTTTCTTCAGTTGGTTCGATAAGAGTCCACTTAGTTTTCTCTTCTAATGAATCAAAGCTATGATAGATTGGAGTTTTCTCATACCACCAACTAACGACGCCACTTGATTCTTCCGCATCATATGCCGCTGTCGCCATGGCATTATAGGCTCCTTCACAGAAGCCCGCGTTATACCAAGTGATGCCATCATGAGAAGCGATGATATTAGCGAGTCCCGTAATCTTGGCCAGGAAAACTCCATCATCCGCGTAAAGTATCTCTGGTTCTCCATTTTCCCACCAAGAACAATCCACCATTGTCCACTCGCCACTATCTTTATCAAAATATGAAACGTAAGGAGCTTTTGCTCTATACACAGCGATCTGAGCACTTCCGTTATCATAAACATTGATCTGCTTTTCATCACCCAGCATCTCGTAACCAAAGTCTTCAAGGGTTAACTTTTCCCAGCTAAGTGAGTTCAGTTCAAGGTTTTCTACTGCATCATCGTCAAGATACTCTATCGCCTTAGCTTCATCAACTGGTGTGGTGTCAAAAAACACCATCGCGACGATTGCAATAAAAGCGACAATCATCAAACTGATGATGAGCTTACCTTTACCACTTTTTATCACTACTTCTCACCGCTCCTTTCAAATGGATAACATATAGACACCATCTATGAACTCAAATATCCTACGATATTCTGACATCTATTATAAAATATATAACTATATTTTTCCAATCAATTCGAGCGTAAAACCATCTTTTTAATCGCCTCACTCAGCTTAAGAAATGTAGTTTTCATTAGTATGGGGCATAGTAAACATAACCGCTTGCTTTAGCATAAAAACCATCACCAGGAATATAAATCGCACCATCAAAGGTGTCGTACTGGCTTGTTGTGAACGCTGGTTGATGTACCCCTTCCCAGTAAAGACCATCATTAGAAACGCAGAGCATGCTCTCTTTAAGAAGGGCAAACTTGCCCCAGTCCTCCATCCAGATGATGTTCCTTGGATTTGGGATATTGTTGTTGGCCAGATCCCCCACCCAGGAAAGATTCGTCTCTGTAATCTGCGTGGCATCGTCACTCATCACGCAGAGCTTTACATAGTAGGTATAATCGCCGCCCACATTGGTGTAGTTGAACTTCATCACAAAGAGGACATCGTTCACAGACCGAATAAACATATACCTGGTGTCGTTCACATCCTCTGGTATGGTCGTGGTCCAAAGACCAGGACTGGCTGAACTGGCTATTGCTATGGATTTATCTCCACCAACAACGCCGACAAAGTTTCCCTTATGGGTGGTCAGGTATTTAAAAATCGGTACCGAAGTTCCGTCAGATCCAACCAAGGTCCATGCAGTTCTTTCCTCTAAAGAGTCAAAGCTATAGAAGACTGGCGACTTGTAGTACCACCAACTGACAATACCGGACCCTCTGGCCATGTCATAAGCCCCACAGGTCATGGCGTTATAGGCTCCAGGGCAATACCCAGCATTATGCCAAGTGATGCCATCAAAGGATGCGATGACATTGGCAAGGCCCACAATCTTGGCAATAAACACACCATTAGCTGCATAGAGAATCTCCGGTTGGCCATAGCTCCACCAAGGAACGCTGACAACGGTCCACTGCTTGGTGGTCTTGTTCCAGTAGGACATGTAGGGAGTCTTTGCAAAGTACACAGCAATTTGAGCGTTGCCATTATCGTAAACGTTAATCTGCTTCTCGCTGCCATACTGGGTGTAGCCAAAGTTGTTATAGTATTTCTTTGACCAACTCAGTGTTGGAATGGTGAAAAGAACCTCTCCTCGTCCACCGAAAGCTGTCCAGATGGCTAGGGTGTTATTAAAAATATGATCATAGCTCATGGATTCAGCCCTCCTTTATACTTTCGTTACGCTGGTGATTCTTCCGCCGCTATCCACGGTGTAGTTATATGTTGCTGTTGTGCCATCTGCATATTCGATATAAAAACTCATCATATCCACTGTTAACGTGAAGACTTCTTTTAAGAGTAGCTCCGAGAAAATGTTATCCAGGGTGATGCTTGTGATTCTTCCGCCACTATCGGTGGTGTATTGATACTGGGCATGATATTGATGGGTATCGCCCTTCTCCACTGTGTAGGTCACATCAATGGTGGTATCCGTCACTACAAGATTGGAAACTATGGTATAGGAGACCCCTAGGTCATTCACCTGTGTTTGAATGTCATCCACCGAGCTTCCCACATTATTTAAAGAACTCTCTATCCGGTAGAAGGTATCTGAAATGCTGGGTCTATACCTCCCAACCTCCACCCGGATGTTGTACCTATAAAAGGGATTGTACTCCAGGGAAATGATCCTAGTCTTCACGTTGATCCCCAGGGGATTAAACACAATCTGCACATTATCTCCCACAGCTAGGTTGAGTAGCTTAAAGAATGAAATATCATAAGAAGATGCATTCTCCCTGGAATCATGGGATACCGCCACGTTGGTGACATTCCTTGAATCCATCACCGGGATATAGTCGGTACTTCCCCTATGACTCCGAATGTTAATGTTGTATCCATCGTACTCAATCTCGCCACCAAGGATAGCAATGTACTGCATCAGGGCAGCCCTTCTTGAGACTTCCTGATTGATCTTCATAGTGACACTCTCTGTGAAATCTACAATCCCCACGTTAAATGGTGTACCGGAAAGAACCTGCGCAAGTCCAGCAGCCGGATCTCCGGTGAACTCAAACTCCGTGATGTTATACATCTCATGATTCAGGAGATAGGAGACGTGCTCGCAGATCACTGAACAGATGGGAAGGCTGCCCTGAAGACTCTTTGATATCTGAACGATTTCAAAATACTGATCATCTAGCTTGGCGATCTGTTTTACCTTAAGTGCCAGTGCTGATTTTGCAAGTACCGTGAAAGAAAGGGTGTACTCCCCTTCCAAGGTTTCTCTGACATTAGCACTCATGACTTTTTTGATGCTTTGAAGAAGTGTACTTCCTGCATAGATTTCAATCAAGGCTTATCCCCCCTTTCTGTTTTATGATCCTGCTACTCCGAGATTTCTAACAGTGACGGTATTTTGATTCCACTGAAGCTGGGCTATGACTCTTGTTAGAACATTTCCATCAATGGTAAGTGGAATGGTCACATCAAAGACTGCACCTTCAGAACCACCTAGACTTCCTGAAACTTGAGAGTTCAGATCGAGATCAAAGTCTGTAGGGATAGCTCCTTGAATGTCTTTTTCAACCCCGCTCATGGCTTCAGTAAAGCCCTCTCCAATACCTTCACTCATGTTGGCACCAATCCCAGCGAATACTTTTGATGGTGAGCGGATTCCAAGAACACCTTTAACACCTTTAACGATACCACTGACCATGCTATCTACTTTTCCTTTCAGCCAACCGATCATGGAGGAGATACCGTCCCATAGACCTCTAGCGATGTTTTTTCCCACATCATTCATAGAAGGAATGGCTCTTCCCAGTCCTGTCACAATTGCCGAGATGATTTGTGGAAGCTGACCGACAAGCTGCGGAATGGCTCTGATGAGTCCTGCCGCCAGCTGGATGGTCAGCTGAATGCCCATCTCAATAATCTTAGGTAAGTTATTTGTGATGAAGGTAATAATGCTATTGATAATTTGAGGGAGGGCATCTATTAGCTTCGGCAGTGAGTTGATCAGACCCTCGGCAAGGCCACTGATGATCTGAAAGGCTGCATCAAGGACCAGGTCTAAGTTGTCGATCAACGTCTGGGCAATGAGAATCACTGCTTCAACAATGGAAGGAACCAGCTCAGGTAGTGCTTCACCAAGTCCCGTAGCAAGGGTAACAATCATCACAAGGGCTGCTTCTACAAGTGCTGGCAGATTGGCGATGATTCCATCTACTAAAGTCAGCACCAGTTGGAGTGCGCCTTCAGTAATCTGAGGTAGAGCTTCGATGAGTCCACCTACGATGGTCATAATAATATTTGTCGCCGCTTCAATAAGCGTTGGCAAGTTATCGATGATGCCACTTACTAGAGCAAGAACAAGGTCCGGTGCCACTTCGGCAATAGCCGCTATGAGTCCAGTCACCACCTCTAAAATCTGCGGAAGAATCACTGCAATCTGATCCACCGTTTGCCTGGCCCCTTCTTTTAACTCTTCTGAGGCTCCGTCTTGGCCAGTAATTAGTCCGGTAAGCCCATCAAGCACCATGGTGAAGCCAGGAAGGAGCTGCGAGGTGATGTTGTTTTTCACCCCTGCAAAGGAACGAGTGAGGTTATCCATGGCATCGGTGTAACCCACCGCCGCATCAATGGATTCATCACTCATCACTAGGCCAAGTTCACTGGCTTTATTCTTCAGAGCATCTGTGCTTTCTGCTGTTTGATTTAAAAGGGCTCCAAGCTCTACAGAAGAAGTGCCAAGAAGGTCATTAGCAATAGCAGCTTTTTCGCCTTCATCTGCAATCCCCTGTAGTCCTCTAACGGTCATCTCAAAGACTTCTTCTCGAGATTTCCCTTGAAGGTCCTCCATAGAAATGCCGAGTCTTTTAAACTTTTCAGTAGCAGAAGCACTCCCATTAATGGCATCATCCACGGTGCTATTCAGTTTCTTCATCCCGGCTTCAAGAGATGAGATGCTGGCACCATTTTGAGAAAGTACATACTCCCATTCCTGATAGCCTTGTCTCGAAAGGCCCAGTCTTTGACTGGCTTTATCCACTACATCTCCGGCGGCAGCTGCATCATTTGCCATATCATACAGCTTCTTTCCCGCACCCACTGCTGCAGTTCCAATGGCTGCCATGGCCACACCAATACCGGCGGCTACACCCTTCATGACAGAACCTAGTTTTTCAAACTTTCCACCGGAATCATCTGCTACTTTAGCTGACTCTTTAATCTCATCGCCAAACTTATCAGCTTCTTTACCGGCATCATCAAATCCATCGCTGGCTGCATCGAGAGCTTTATTGTTTTCATCAAGCTCCCGCTCCATCTTATTAAGATCTGCATTTGCGTTATTCAGCTGAATCTGCCATGCTTTCGTTCGCTTGTCATTCTCACCAAAGGAGTCGGCAGCATTTTTAAGGGCAGCTTCCAGAGTGCTGATCTTGTTTTTCTGGGCATCGATCTCTTTGTTCAGAACTTCATTTCTTGCCGTCACCGCCTGTAGAGATTTATCCTGTTTATCAAACTGAGATGTGACAAGCTTCATCTCAGAACCAAGCACTTTGAAATCTCTGTTGATTTCACGAAGGCTATTCTTGAACTCCTTTTCCCCTTCAACCCCTATTTTTAGGCCAAAATTGCTATCAGCTGCCATAGTGTCTCACCTCCTCCTCATTAGGCATGAAAAAAGACACCTCGTCTCAAGTGTCTAAAAATCATCTAGATCCAAGCGGGAATGACGTCATCGATCGATAGATTTAGCTTCGGTTTTGCGATGCCAATAAACTGCTTGTGGCATTCCCAAAGATCCATCAGATAACCTATAGGCATCAACCACACTTCATCTTCTTTACGATTAAGATGGACTGTGCCGTAGTAAATCAGTCGGGTAAATAACTCCTCCTCACTTACCCGACTACCTCGTTTTTTGAAGGTTCGCTCTCCACATTTCTCTCGGTCCCCTTCATCATACTGGCCATGATGGCGTTCTTGTAGGTCGCTAGATCAAAAGGTGTGGTGAGAAGCTCCACTTCTTCTTCGGTGAGGAGCTCTTTTCTATGATCCTTATTCCTGATGTTATGAATCAAGATGGACTGATTGGCCAAAAGTGTAATCAGCCACACAATCTCAGAAAGTGCCATTTCAAAGTTCTCAGTTTTCATGAGCTTCTCGCCCAGGTTTTCAAGACCACCATAACGCCCTGCAATTTCTTTTGTTGCCTTCGTGGTGAGTACCAGCTTAAATTCTATGCCTCCGATTTCGATGGTGGCGCTTCTATCTTCAGCTGCTTGTGTTAGTTTTACATTTTCATCTGCCATTTATCTTCCCTCCATTAAGATACGATTACTGTTGCTACCTCAGTGGTCACAGGATCTGCTCCACTTAAGTTCAGCACACAGTAATAGTAATAGGTATCTGCCACAAGGTCCGTTGGGATATCAAAGCTGGCAGAGGTCTCTCCATTAATTGGTGTACCGCCTGTAGAACTGTCGATGGTGTTTTCATACCACTGATACGTTACAGGGTTAGACGTATTGGAGCTTGCCACCACAGAAAGACTTCCAGTTATGCTACCGGCTGTCACTTCGGTGAGGGCTGCAGGCTGAGTCGTGATGGTAATCGCCGGTGTAACCGGAGTAAAGTCCGGTTCATACACAGACGTAAACCACCCGGAAATAGTCGATGGTGCAACTCCGCTATCTCCTTCGGTGACTTCGGCTTTCCATGGGTGCTTGTTCTCCCCATCCAGTTTGTTTCGTCTAAAGACCGTTCCCTCTATGGTGGGACTGCTAAATGTAATGGAATCACCTTTGGTCGCAAGACTGGTAGCTGGAACGCTGAAGATTACTCTGTAAAGCCAAAAATATCTATAGCGCCCATTGGCCTTCTTTGCACGAAATCCGATGGCTACTGGACTTCCTCCATCTTCACTTCTTGAAACCACAACATTATTGCTATCGATTTTACATCCTGTTAAATCCTGAGCTACCACCGAGCCAATATCATCAATCCCAAGAGTCAGTGCGCCGCTTTTGAATTCCTTGACCACTTCTGAAGCACCATCATCTGCATAGAGAATTGCTTCAATCAGCTCCACACTCAGTTCTGCTGTCATGGCTTTTGCCAGGACTTTTGGTGTGCCATAGGTTTCGATACCATTTTCATCTTCTGTGATCTTGGCGTAGTATAGACTGTCGAGTCCAATTGTTGCCATGTTTTATTCCTCCTTCAAAATCGCTGAATCTACTTCAGCTAAAAATTCACTTCGTATTCCTTTGCCACATCAATGGCGAAGTGGTGAAAACCGGTATCTTCTTCATATCCAAGATACCTTCTGTCCGTTATAATAAAGCCTGATTCAAGTAGTACTTTTACCACTTCATTTTTTCTCGCCTGGTAGTTGCCTTTAGAAAATAAGGAGAGGCGAACTTCCTGCAGTTCTGCTCCTGGCAGATCGTCAGCATAATGGTCGAAGATATCACTCATAGGGGTAAGGACCAGGTATTCATCCGGCGTTTTTTTGCTGAACACACCTGTTTCAATAGGAATCCCCAAAGGCTCAAGGACCTCGCCTATATCCTTCAAAATACTGTTATACATTTGGCTCGCCCTCCTTATCTTTAGATTTTGCTAATCTCTTCATCCAGCTTTCTTTTCATCGCATCTATGCAGGCATTTCGACTGGCTGTTTTTGCTGGCTTTAAGAATGGCTTAGCCGGCTGGCCAGACTTACCGTACTCTAAGATATTGGCAAGTTTAGCATTTGATTCTCCGTCTTTTCGCGGTTCATCAAAGCCCACCTTCACATTGTAATTGCCATCTCGATCCACGCCAGCAGGCGTTACACCGAGTGCATCAATCAGCTCTCCAGTAGACCTTGATGGAAGTTTTGTGTCATTTCCAATGCTCGCCTGAAGGTTTGACTTCACTTTGGCTTTCACCACTTCGCCACCAGCTTCCAGGACCTTAGGGATGATTTCATCGGTCTTCTCTGCCAAAGTCGATACCTTTAACAAGAAGTCCTCTGGCATTTTAAAACTTGATCTTGCCATGAAATCACCTCCTAGTCCTTCGTGGCTTCAATCTTTTCTGCTGCTACTTCTAAATAAAATCCCATAATAACCTCAACGCTTAAGACTTTGTATTCACCGGTATCGCAGCGAATCAGCATACCAGGTTCAATCACCACATCAGGAATCCGTCTAAACTGAAAGGTGGCACTCGCTTTGGTGTAGGCGGCCATATTGGCCCACTTTCTTGAACCGTGTCTTTCATCCCTATACGCACGAACACTGGCGATGACCTCTTCTCCCTTTGAAGAGAATCCTTCATCATCCTTCATGGGAATCGTATCGATGATGTCGATTCGGGTGTTCATCTTCCCAAAGCTCATACTCTTCACCTGCCTTTACTGCCTTTTCCTCATATCCATGACTGCGATCCTTTCGCCTGCCTTTTCGGTAGCATCTTTTCTGACGTTTCCTTCTTTTCTTCACCCATAGCCGTTTCATCAGACCTGCCACTCCTTTCCCATGCGTAGAAGTAGATGGACCGTCTTCCACACCTGCTCTGAAGCACTGACATTGTCATTAAAAAAACCACCGGTGGAGCCATCACGACTCTCATAAAAATGAGAAGCCAGCATAATGACTCCTTGCTCGGTGGTCGGTGACATGGTGTTTTCTGTGTAGAAGTCCGTCCCTAGATGCTGATAACCTTCGGCGTAGCTGATGGCTGCGGCGATTACACCTTCCAGTAAGGTATCATCCTCATTATGGGTTACAATGAGATTTTGTTTTACCTTCTCAAGAAGCGTCATCTACCATCACTCGCTTTCCATCAGGCCAGCGGTTTTAAGCTTTAAAAGCAAGGCATTGAAATCAGCCACCAGGTCCGCCACATCTACAGCGGTGCTGTCTGCTTGAAGCGCTGCAGGTTTCAACTGTGTCCCGTTGAAGGTAACTTTCCCTTCTGCCGTAACGGCAAGCTCTCCACCGATAATGGTTTTATCGCCACCCTGCTCGGTATAGTTTTTCGTGTTATATCCCATGGTTTTCCCTCCTTATGAAAGTGAAAGGAAGGCAGTAACTAGGACCACCTTCCCGTTAAATTACTTAGGCCTTTTGTTGAAGGACCTTGATGGCTTCAGGAAGGATCAACTTCGCATCCAGCCTCTGAGATGCAAGGAATCCGACCTGACCATTTGCTGCATAGAGTTCGTTCAGACGTTTGAAGGTTCTACCCTGACGATCAGCAATCCAGTAGTACTTAAAGTCTCCAAAGAGAATGGTTTTCTCACCGGCTGCAGCAGTTGGCATGTACTGAGAAGTAACCACTGGACGATTGAGAATCGTATCTGGTGTTCCCGCCTGAACAGATGGTTGCCACAAGTACTGACCCTGACCATCTTTAAGCTTTCTGATGGCTTTGATGGTTGCGTCGTTCACAAGGAATGTCGCGTTCTTTCTGTAAGCAGACTTCAAGCTGTGGTATAGGTCCAGCACCTCATCAATGGTGATAGCTGTTGCACTTGCAGCAGTCACGCCAAGGCTCGCTCCACCAGTTGTATGAAGAAGACCTGTAGGTTTGCTGCTTCCGTTTCCAGTGAGGAAGCTTTCCTCCTCTGCGGCACCGATTCGTCTTGCAAACTCAGCTGCAATGTAGGCTTCAAGGTCGAAGTAGCTATCATTAAGAAGCTCATCAGAAACTTTCAGCATGGTACCAAGTTTGTAAGCTGACAGGGTCACCTGAGTGAAAGCATCATCACTTTCAGTGAAGGCAGCTTCTTCATCCATCCATGCGGCGGATCCATGACTAGCTACAACAGGAATCTTTCTATCCCCATAGCTGGTCGTAATCACGTTACACAGATTTCTAAGAATGTTAGCCTCTTCAAGTGCCTGAATCAGCTGGTTTTCATACTCATCCGGTACAAGGAAACCACCTTCTGAATCGGTACCAATCTGAAGCGCGTTGTGTACCGCAGGGTTCATCTTGTTTCTCATGGCACCCCAAAAGGCACTCTTATAGGCATCGGATGCTCTGCCAGTTTTTTCTTCGGTCATCTTATCAGGTCTTGATGCAAGAGGTTTGCTAAGGGCAGCTGAAAGCTCTCTATCCATCATCTCTTGACGCTCAAGGCGCTCGATTTCCTTTCCAAGGCTGACCACTTCATCTTCCATCTTTTCATAGACGGCATTGTCCTCAGGTTTGATCAGACCATTCTCCTGACGATGTTCATCAAGGAATGACTTAGCCTGCTCCCAAACCTTGGCGCGTTTCTCTCTTAGTTCTTGAATTTTACTCATATTCATTACCTCCAATTTTTAATCAGCTCCAGCCGTCTTTCCAGCTGGGCAATAGGGATAAGTGTCTTTTCTACTGGTTCTTGCTTTGGTTCTTTGTTCATAGGCACTTCTTCAGGTGTTGCTACCTTCTCTTCTCCCTGTTTATCTGAGAGGTATTTCATCCTCGCCTGAATACCAGGGAGTTTGTTCCTTAGAGCATTTGTCACTGTCATCTGGTCAAAGATAAAGCCACCGGAACCTTCATCTACCGGCTCTGATTCATAAAGAATCTTGTCGGCAAACTTTAGCTCGATGGCTTTGTGGGCACTCATCCAGGTTTCTGCGTCCATCATGTGTGAGATTTTCGCTCTGGAAAGCCCTGTCTTTGTCTGATAAGCATTGATAATACTCTCTTTTACTTCACTTAGTAGGTTAATCCCCACCTGCAGATCCGCCACTTCACCAGCAATAAGCATGGCTGGGTTATGGATCATGATCACTGATAGCGGAGAAACACACACCTCATCTCCTGCCATGGCAATGACAGAAGCGGCACTGGCTGCGAGTCCATCTATATGGACACTGACCTTGCCTGGATACTCTTTAAGCATGTTGTAAATCTGTGCAGCAGCGAAGGTATCTCCACCTGGCGAGTGTATCTTTACAACAATGTCATCTGTCTCCGGGCCACTGCTATAAAGCTCCGTCTTAAACTGTTTAGGGGTGATGTCATCGTCAAACCAAGAGGACTCTGCAATGTACCCTTCAAGGTGCAGGGTTCTCACTGTAGTCTCCTCGGCTTCATTCACCACCCACCGCCAAAATTTATCCATCTAATCGACCTCCTTTCTCATCATGAAAAAAGCACTCCTCGATTTCGAGAAATGCTGTTGATACATCGTATTAAGTTTGTATTTGTCCACAGAAATGGTGCAGTTGCACACATGCTTATGCACATAGTTATTCACATGTCATCAAGGCTCATCACCACCAGACTCATCCAATGCTTTCTTCGCGTAGGCGCCTGCCATCTTTAAAGGCAAAAGATTTCCGTTCGCCAAATAGAGATTCCCACCTTCTTCATCAGGTATAGGATCCATGTTCTCCATCCTTCTTACATCATTAACGGAGAAGAAACCATTCTGAATTCCGATGGCGTATCCATCCATCCTGGATTTATAATCCCCTCGCATCAGTGCCGATGCATTGAAGGACACAAAGCACTGCCCTTTCTCTTTTTCAAGAAAGAGCTTCTTGTTCATAGCCTGCTCTATTCGAACCAGCCATGGCCGGATAGTGTGAACCACAAAGCTGATGGACTGGTTCTCAATGTTACTGAATGAACTCTTGCTAAGGTCCGCTACCATATGGGGTGGCACTTGAAAGATTCTACAAATCTCTTCTATCTGAAACTTCCTCGTCTCTAGAAACTGAGCATCGGAGTTTGGCATGCTTATGGCTTGGTACTGAAGGCCATCTTCAAGGACTGCCACCTTGTTGCTGTTTCCACTTCCTCCATAGGCCGCCTGCCAAGCATCTCTCACTTTTGAAGGATCCTTGATGGTTCCTGATGTTGAAAGAATACCGCTAGGTGTTGCGTTATTGGCAAAGAACCTACCACCATATTCTTCAGCGGCAATGTTAAGTCCGATGGCATTTTTCGCAAGAGCCACCGGTGAGTAACCCATGACGCCATCAAAGCCAAGACCAGGTACATGAAGAACATCCTCCGGCCCTAGATAATGGGTGGTGGTATCCTTCCTATAAGCGTAGTAGAGATTGCCATTCTTATCTCTATCCACCATCATCTTGTCGGGAATCAGGGGATAAAGATGCACCACTTCCCCTTTGCCATTTCGAATGATCTGGCAGTAGGCATTTCCCCATAGAAGAAGGTGGGTCATCATGGTTTCTCTTAAGGTAAAAGAGGTCATCTCCGGGTTTGGTTCATCGTGTAAAATCCTATACAGCGGGTGGGTGTACATCTTTTCTTTGCCGTCACCTTGATACCTGTACGTGTGAAGGGGTAAAGATGCCACCGTCTCAGCAATGATTCGCACACAGGCAAAGACTGCTGTGGTCTGCATGGAACTTCGTTCATTGACAATTTTCCCCGATATACTTTGACCCATATAAAAGTTCGGTGCACTGCTGACACTGTCCGTGGGTTCTGCCCTCGCCTTAAATAGCCATTTAAAAAAATTCGCCATAATCTATGTTCACCCCCTTCTATCCTAAAATGATCATGTCGCGTTCATCGTAAATGGACCCATCATCATCCGGTGGATTCACTGTTGCTCTAGCAAGACCCATGATCATAGCCACGATACCGTCGATTTTTTCAGAGGACTTTTCCTTGTCTACCTTGATGTTTCCAGCAGGGTCAGTTCTGACAACGATGTTATCTGCCATCCACCGAAGAACCGGATGCCCGCCATGAGCGATCTGCTTACTTAAAGTGAGTCTCATGAGGTCCTTTGTAGGCGGTGACATATCCTTAAAGCCCTGACCAAAAGGCACCACGGTAAACCCCATGCCCTCCAGGTTCTGACTCATCTGCGTTGCACCCCAGCGGTCATAGACGATTTCTCTGATGTTATATTTCTCACCAAGTCGCTCGATGAATTTTTCGATGAATCCATAGTGGACCACGTTTCCTTCTGTAAGATTTAGAAGTCCTTGTCTGTGCCAGATATCATAGGGAACACTGTCTCTTTTCACCCGCTGATGAAGAGTCTCCTCCGGAAGCCAGAAGTATGGGAGTACCTGAAACTTATCTCCCTCTTCTAGTGGTGGAAACACTAAAACAAAAGCGGTGATGTCACTGGTTGAGGACAGGTCAAGACCTCCAAAACAGACTCGTCCTTTCAGCTCTTCTGGGTCTACAGTGAAATTACAAAGGTCCCACTTATCCATGGGCATCCATTTGATTTCCTGCTTTAACCACATGTTCAGTCTTAGCTGTTTGAATAAGGCGAGATCTGCCGGATCGTCTTTGACCTGATTGTAGTGCTCCCTAACTCTCTCTATAGAAATGGTATGGCCAAGACTTGGGTTGGCCTTATACCAGTTGTTTTCATCTTCAATGTCCGCATCGTCCTCTAGCCCATAGATAATGGCGAGGAATGTCGGATCTACTCTCTTGCCTTCAAGTATGTCTTTCGCCTTTTGATGCATCTCCCAGCCATAGCCAGAGAGTTGATTTCCTGCAGTGGTGAGGTATAAAAATAGCGGCTGGGTTCTCGCATCCCCTGAACCGGTGGTCAGCATCTTGGCAAGGTCCGGATTCGGGTAGGTCCAAATCTCATCAAGGATAACGCAGGAAGCATTGATCCCTGACTTTGATTTAACATCGGAACTAAGCACCTGATAGAAGCTCCCCGTCTTGGGATAGGTGATTCGTTTAGTGGAGCGCACAAGGTTTGTGACGTTTGATAGGGTTGGATTCCCTTCCACGAAGTTCATACTGGTGTTGAAAATAATACTAGCCTGTTGTCTATCACAAGCGGCTACATACACTTCAGCATTAGGTTCCCCATCAGCAAGAAGCATGTAAAGGGCAATGGCTGCGCCCAGCTCCGACTTACCGTTTTTCTTACCAATCTCCACATAAGCGGTTCGGTACTGGCGGGTACCATCTTCTCTCAAAGTTCCAAAGAGGCGCCTAACCAGGTCCTTCTCCCAGGGAAGTAACTTAAAAGGCTGACCGGCCCATCTGCCTTTGGTCAGCTTCAGTTGTTCGATAAAGTTAATGGCGTGGTTGGCATGAGCTTCACTAAATGGCATAGGCCTCTCCCCCTTTCAAATTAGTCGTCCTTACTCTTTTTCAGAATGTCCTCCGCCTTTGGTACATTTGAAAGCAGCTCTTCCATGGCATCGCCCTCGATGGTGCCTGCGCTGTTATTGATGTTGAGTCTACTTCTGGCCGATGGGCTTAGCCCAAGCTCTGAACAGAAGTTTCTCATCTGTTTAAGGTTCTGCTGGGCAATGGATACTTGAGGAATCTGCTGAATGTATCCTGAAGCGGTCTTTAAAATGGATCCATGCTTTGAGATGAATTCTTCTGCTTCCTTCCATCTGGCATAGGCCTGACAGTACCCGGCAAAGGCAGCCATATCCACCTCAGTCAATAGTCCCATAGATTCCAGTTCTTTTGATAGCCTTCTCCATTCTTTCTTGGCATCCGGTTCCAGCCATGACGGGCACTTAGGTGCTATCTGTTTTGGTTTCGGTTCATTCTTATTCAGTGGTCTTTTTCCTGGATTTCCTTCCAGCTCTTTGACCGCTGTAGGTTTTGGTGGTCTTCCTCTACCTGCCATAACTTTCACCTCCTTCATTTACTGCAAAGAAAAAAGACCCGAAGGTCTTCGTTCAAAACCACATTCTATTTTGTTTTTCGCCCTTCTGCTCTTCCCAGTTCAAAGGCAAGCTCTAAGGCTTTCTTCACTCCCCATACGGAAACATCATGAAAATCAAGTCCGTCGGAGTTTCTGGTTTCTAAAGTCTCCATAAAGAGATGCTCTTTTGCGATGGCTTCCAGTTTCTTTTCGATTTTTTTGTTCATGGTTTCATTCCCCTTTCCTTTTGGTGTGTACATAATAGCTCTAGTCGGGGAGTATAGCCAGTAGTATTTGTGTATACTTGAAGATTTATATCAAAGAGAAAAGAGCCTCTTTTCAGGCTCTAGATTTCTCTCAGTTTACGCTTTTCATGTCGACTTTGATTACTTCGACTTTCCAGTCTATAAAGCTCTTTAACCATTTTTCCGAGAAATTTTCTGCCATCTCTTTACTGTCCCAGAAACAAACCATATCAAAACCAAAAGTCCATTTAGGTTGATCCTCCCAAATGCTAAGGTATAGCTTCCTACCAGTTTTCGTCTCCGTGGTAACCATGTAGAAAATCGCCATTTCTTTTCGTCTTATTTTTACACACATGCTCATCACTTCGGCGGCTCGTTTAATCACGAATTCCCTTATAGTTAAAGTTCCCTTTTCGAATCTCTTCATGATCTCTTTCCACGGCTTTGTTGTACTCAGGGTCTTTTGTTTCCTTCTCTTTACAACTCATGCAGATGCACTGCTCATTGAACATGGACATGATTCGCCCACCTTCTAAGCTGCCACCGCAGCGGTCACAATGCTTTTGACTAAAAAATCGATCCATCACTCGTACCTCCTATTCCACATCCACATATTCCATCAAAATACCTAGGGCTTCATCATAGCTTTTGGCATCACTCGTGATTCGCTTAATCATTTCATCTGCCTTTTCAGGCTCCCCAGCTTCCTTTAGGGTTCGTGATACAATTCCCATGAGATTAAAGATGTTTCCATCCTCGCCTGTGAGTCTGCATTTAGGTTTCATCATTTTCATCCACCTTTCTAAAAGCACCGCTACCCTCAAGGTGCTTAAGAAGTGTCTTTCTGGTTTCCTTGTACTCAGGACCATTCATTCCGATGCGGATCAGCCAGGTTCTAAGGGCATACTTTGGATTGTCATCCTGTGCCTGTTTGTAGGATGCTCGTTTTAAGGTTCTGGCATAGCTTGCTATGAGAACGCATAGATCTTGAAATGCCTTGATCCTTTCTGGATTCAAGTTTGAGCTGAGAAGTTTGAAGGTGAACGTCTTCTCATCAAAATCAATCTGAAATCCTGGGCACCTGTTTGTTCCGAGTTTCTCTAGGATTTCTTTAAGCCCTTCAAAGTCCTTAATCTCAAAATCACTTAGATCTTCAGCAAACCCCTCATCCATTAAGGTTACCTTTGTTTCAAAAGCCATCATGATGAGTCGCTGCTTACTGTAAAGCATGTTGATGATGTTCTTCAGGCTATCAGCTGTGTGCTCATCAAAGTTAAGTTTAACTTCAACTCCACTAAGATCTTCTAGCGAACTAGAATTTTTTGGGTTTTGAGCTGCTTCTAGAATTTCCACCGCATTCATCTCGGCTTCATGAATTTCCTCTTGATCAGCCATTGGTTCTGGCTGAACTTGCTGGCCCAGGATTTCTTCCATAGTGATGGACTCTCCACCCGCTCGCGTAATACCACCATGTCTGTCAATGGTATAGACTTCCGTTTCAGTTCTGATTTCATAAGCGAAGCTTGGAACACTTAAGTACTTAGGTTTCACGCCAAAATGCTCACCCAGTTGTTTGATCATTTCTTTTCTTTCCATTTTTAATCCTCCTTTACTTGGTTGGTACTTCTATACATCACTCACACTGCCCTAAATAGCAAGCTAAATATTTTTTATTTTTGAATATGGAAGCCCTACCATTGAATTGGTAATTTCTTTCATATAACATAGAAGTAACAACCTAGGAGGTGCAAATGAAATCAACAGGCATTGTTCGGAAAGTTGATCAGCTTGGCAGAATCGTCATCCCAAAAGAACTCAGAGATACACTGGGTATGGATCCAAAAGTCCCGCTCGAGATTTTCACCAGCGAGGAGACAATTATTCTGAGTAAATACGAGCCGCAATGTGCAATCTGCGGTAATGCAAAAGGCACTCGTAAATTTAAAGGAAAACTCATCTGCAGTAATTGTATTGCCTATATCAAAGAAGCAGGCCGCTAAGCCTGCTTTTTGCTTTCTTAAGTTCTAGAGCTCGAGGCCAACATACCGCCCATAGGAGTATCCCTCATTATTCACAAGGATTTTTTCCCCGGTATCAATGTTTATAACGCGGATGCATCTTACCTCTCCGTTTTGGTTGATGCCCCCGTCTTCTATCGTGATCCAGGGCTGATCTTTGAAAAAGTCCTGGGCAAAACCCCTGAACTCTTCATCCTTTAGAATCACTTCTCTTGTAATGATGTATGGCCGCCCTTTCTTTCCCTCTTTGATGGCTTGGTGGGTGAGTTCTTTAAGCTCTACTAGGTCGCACACTTTTCTACCGAATATGGCTTTCATCACTTTCTCCCTCCCACTCGTTTGAAATACCCTGTTTCCAGAAATTCCTCCATCTCGCCTGGGGTGTAGATCAGGCATTCATCATCACTCTCTTCAACTGGTGACAGGATAAAATCCCGATTCCATTTTCCAGCGATTTGATAAACCTTACCACTCCTGTTTTCAAACCTGTCTTTCTTCTGAATCATCATTTCTTTGACCTCCTTGCTATTGGTTCTACTATACATGCCTTAAAACCAAAGTAATAGCAAGTCATTTTTAGAAGAAACAATGTGCGTTTTTAGACCTACAGAAAACTTGTCGGGTACTTCTTAATAGCCTTTTCACTGATGGCCAGTGCATCATCAATGAAGGATTCATCAAAACCGGCAGCTCTGTAACCTTCCCTTACAGTCTCTAGATAACTTTTGCTTGGAAGGTTGAGATGGATCCTATCGAGTATTTTATCGGTCATGATATACACCATGGCTGTAATGACCGTTCCATCCTCCAATGTAACTTTCACGTCTTCCTTTTCATAAAATCTCGGGTAGCCTTCGTAAAAATCCAGTGCTTTTTCATCTTCCGGCTTAAGTTCCCAAACAATCACCGGAACTTTCCCACCACGCTTTTTCTCAATGGTGCAGTAGGCATTTGCCATTTGGCCTTTGAAAAGAAGTCTATAGCCCTTTAAAACACCTATGCCATAGACCTTAGCCGTCTTGCACCTCATAGCCATTTGACCAAGATTGAGATTGGACCCATAGGCCACATTGAGTCTCTTTTCCACTTTCATCATCACTTCATCCTTTCTTAAAGGGCGGTTTATCCCCCCACGTTTCGCCTGTGTCGGCTTTTGTTTAAAGTGGGGGACCCTTCTACCACCTTAAGAGCGGTTGCCCGCTCGGTGGGTTTGAAGGCGCCGCCATTTTTTATCTATGCGGCTGTGCGAAATCTCCAGGCTGCCGATCCTGATAAGCTTTTACATAAGTGTTCGCGGCAGTTCTTGAACTCATCCCCGATTAGCCCAATTCGATTAAGCCAGGTTCTCATGGAGAACTTTGGGTTTTCCATCTGTGGTTTCTTGCTGCTGGCACTCTTTTGGGTTATGGCCTGATGGTTCATGGCCAGGGCCAGAACCACATAGCTCCTGATCTTTCCAGCGTGGAGGTTCGGATTATTAAATCCTCTAAGTTCAACCGTTCCGCATCCGTTGAAAAGGCTGTGAAGGTTTAAAAAATGGTATCGGCTGTCGTGGTAATGCCTGTCCCTTCTCTCGCTGTAGTCTTGGTACCAGATGTCTTCAATCTGCTTCATGGTGGTTGGCTTTTTCTTGTTCATCCTTTCAACAAGGCTTTGGTCCATCTTTTTGCAGTAGTGCATTCTTCTTCTCTCTATTTGAAGGGCATCGTATAAAAGATCGTTTCTTGAGTAGATAATGTTCATGAAATTTCTGATGGACCTTGGTGTGTGGTCAGCGCCGTTCAAATGGATATGAATTCCAGCCGAGTTCTGCGCTTGAGAAAATCCCCCGGCATTTCTAAGTTTTCTCACCATCTCCTGAAGGCTCTCCATGTCTTTTCCGTAGGTTAGGATTGGGCTGACCAGTTCGACGCTGTATTCTTTTGAGGCTGAAACCTTCTGACCACCTGATCTCTTCTGAGTGTTAATGCTTCCGTCATACATCACTTTCCACTTTCGACCATCAGGGGCTGTGATTCTAAAGGTTCTGTAGTAATCGTGAAGTTCTTCGATGCTGCCGCCTAGATGCTCTGCCACAATTTTGGCTGCTTTTCTTCTGGTAATTCCTGTGAATTCGATCTCGATTCCAAAGTTGCTCTTCAAGAAATCCTTTTCTGCCATGGTGCTTTCCCCTTTCTCGTTTAGGTGTGTTTCTTTCGTCATGTACATTAACGCTCTAAACGAGAGGTATAGCAAGTTAATTAAGAGGTAAATATTGTATTTTATTCTGTACCTTGGACTTCCTCTGGTTTTTCAACTTTACTGATATGAATTTTCTCACCATCGCGAAGCACATATACATCTTTGTCCGTTCCGACCTGTTCGATAAATCTTTTCACAATCACGGTGGCATACTTGGGGTCAAGTTCCAAGGTGTGGGCGATCCGATCTATCTGCTCGCAGGCAATAAGAGTAGAACCGCTTCCACCAAAGAGGTCCATCACAATTCCGTTGACCTGAGATGAGTTTTTAATGGGGTAGCAAAGAAGCGGCACAGGCTTCATGGTCGGATGCTCTCCATTCTTCTTTGGCCTGTCATAGTTCCAAACGGTGGTCTCTGATCTTCCTGTGAACCATTTGTGCTTTCCACCTCTAAGCCATCCAAAGAGAATCGGTTCATGGATCCAGTTGTACGGACTTCTTCCAAGTACCAGTGAATTCTTCTTCCAGATACACACACCACTTAAGTGGAAACCTGCCTCAATGAAGGCCTTCCTGAAATTAAGTCCTTCCGTATCTGCATGAAAGACATAGATGGATCCTCCGGGTGCAGTATGCTCCGCCATGTTCTTAAAGGCAGCAAGCAGGAAACTATAGAAGGTATCGTTGTCTTGTTTATCATTTTGAATCTTAAGCCCGCTGGCACTTTCGAAGTCCACATTATAAGGCGGGTCCGTAAGAACTAGATTAGCCTTTTTCCCATCCATAAGCTTTTCTACATCTTCAGGTTTCGTGGCATCGCCACAAAGAAGACGGTGTCTTCCGAGGAGCCATACATCTCCCGGTTTAACAAAGGCAGCTTCCTCCAATGCTTTATTCACATCGTAATCATCATCTTTTGCATCCTTATCGTGAACTTGGCTAAAGAGGTCTTCAATCTCTGCAGCATCAAATCCGGTAAGGGTCACATCGAAGTCCTGTGCTTCCAGATCTTTAATCAGATCTGCCAGAGCTTCAAACTCCCAATCGCCTGTGACTTTATTTAGCGCAACATTGAGAGCCTTTTCTCTTTCAGAACTCATTTTAACAATGACACATTCAACTTCCGTGTGACCTTCTGCTACCAGCACCTTGTATCGTTGATGGCCTCCGACAATATTGCCCGTCTCTTCATTCCAGATGATTGGCTCCACATACCCGAACTCCGTCATGGACCTTTTCAACTTTTCATAAGCAGGATCTCCGGGCTTTAAATCTTTTCTTGGGTTATACTCTGCCGGGTTGATATCCGTTACCGGAACTTTTCTTATAATCATGTCCTGTTTCATCAGCTTTCCTCCGTTTCTTGGCATTAAAAAAGCCCTAGACCGAGGTCTATAGGCTAAAACTCATAAGATATTATTGAAAAACACCTATATTTCAAGGTTGTACTGAATTCAGTTTGACTTAGTTTCTTGTTTATTCATCGGGCGCTACATCCCACTATTCATGCGATTTCCAGGAGATTATCTCCCCTTGAATATTGCGAAGAAAAGTTGGGATATACCCCCCTTACGATTTTTGCGATTTCTCACAAAAGACCCTGGCGCGTTGTCGTTTCAGGCTTTCTGTAGAGATTCAGACCCCCTACCCCCTCGTGGGTTTTGGATTATTTCCGAAGCCTCCATCTTCTTCAGCAGTCTTCTTGGAGTGGCAGCTTTTACATAGCGGCTGCCAGTTGTTTTTGTTCCAGAAGAGTTTCCGGTCACCTCCGTGCGGTTTGATGTGGTCCACCTCTGTTGCCGGAGTGATTCTTCCATCTCTCTCGCAGTGAACACACAGTGGATGCTTCTTAAGAAACTCCTTGCTGGCCTTTCGCCACTGATAAGTGTACATCTTAGAGGTCCTGTCGTTCTGAACCCTTGTCATTTCTTTTTTATGCTTCTCACAATATCTATCGTGGGTCAGCGACTGACACCCAGGATAGTTACAGATGCTCTTTGGTTTCCAGGGCATCAAGTTCACCCCCCCAAATTTTAAAGCTCTAGTCTACTGACCAGAGCCCACACTTTCATTTTCTTTAATCTTGAGTTTCATGTCTTCGATCAACTGATTGAGCCAGTCAGGTCCCAGTTTCTCAATTTCCTTCAGCTTTCTATGGTATTTACAGTACTCATCATCAGGCTCAGCTTCTAACCTGCAATGGTCATAAGAGCAAAGTTTCTCTGACATCGTTTCTTCCCCCAATAAAAAAAGCCCGCGGTTTCCCTGGGCTTCATCGTTATTCTTCTTTACATCATATACTATATCAGATTCCTAACTACACTTCACTACATTTTACTACACACTTTTCTTCTGTCGCTTTAAAATCTTATTGATTTTCTTCAGTGCTTCGCCATGAATTCTGAAGATGCCACTGATACTGTACTGCATCTCTTCGGCGATCTCTTCCCAAGACTTCCCACTGATATAACGCTTGACGAGTAACAGTTCACAGTTCACATCATCCACTTCACGAATGGTTTCAGCGATTTCTGATTTTAGCCTGATGAGTTCATTGATCTCATCATTAATCTCAACACTAAGGTCAACGATTTGAACTAGGTTCTTTTCCATCTGACTTTTCTCATTTTTTGAATGCATGACTTTAACATCTGAAAAGCAAGAAGTCACTTTCATCGAAAGGCTCTTCAAGACTTCTAACTGTTCCAGTTTGCTATTGATGCGATTGTTTAGTTTATAGGCTTGGTTCAAATACTCTTTAGCATTCATTTGCGTTCCTCCACTTCATCGAGCAGTTTCATGTTCCCTCTGTAATAGAGTTCAATGATGTTTACTCGCGCCTGTCGATGCAGACCCTTAATTCTTCGAAATACCTTTTGCTGATCTTGATGAGCTCTTTCTCTAGACTTGTAGAAGTTACACCCATCACATTCAAGAGCCTTTAGGGCAGAGCACTTGTCCTCAGCAAAAGCAAAACACTCTCGTTTGATCACCCTTTTGGACCCCCTTTCTCAAGACACTCATTCGTGAAATATCTGATTGGGATATTCCATTTCTTTGCCTTTGCAATCTCCACACTCATTCCTGATGAGATTCTGTTCCCAAAGACCCAAATCTCGTGGCATTTACTTAGAAGTACAAGCCCCATATCAATGCCAAGTTTTCGTTCTTCAGGATCGTCTTCCTCTAGGAACTGTGGGTACATCAAATGCGGAATAATCGGTACAACTTTCTCAGTCACTGCAAAACGTCCATATCTTCTCGCTCGTCTAATATTTCCTTCGATGTCACCAGCAAAGGGACTGCAGATGAACACGATCTTCTTTTTCTTTCTTTGCTTTTCTTCTCTTTCGAGATTTGTTAGTGCTTCATACACCGTGGGATCGTAGTAACCTTCTGCATTAAATTTATTTACACTCATTTTCATTACCTCCAATTCTCAAGTTCTCTATTCTCGCTTTTACTGCGTCGATTAAAGCGTTCTGACTCGTGTCTTTGTTATCCAGCGCCATCATCACTCGCTGGTCGATCGTATCTCTTGCCAGTATGTGATGGATCACAACCGTATGCTTTTGTCCCTGCCGCCATAGTCTGGCATTAGCCTGCTGGTATAGTTCTAGGCTCCAGGTAACACTAAACCAAATGATGGTGGAGCCACCTTCTTGAAGGTTAAGTCCGTGCCCGGCTGATGCCGGGTGACAGAGAGCTATCTTCATTTCCCCCCGGTTCCATCTGGCAATGTCCTCTGAGGTGTTAATGTCTCCTGCATCAAATCTCTCTTTGATTCGGTCACGCTCATGTCTGAAGCCGTAGTAGATCAGGACCGGTTTTCCATTAGCTGCTTCAACAAGATCCTCTAACGCATCCAGCTTTCTTTCGTGAATCTGGTGTACATCTCCATACTCGTCATAGACTGTTCCACCTGACATCTGTAGGAGCTTGTTGGAAAGCACCGCTGCATTGGCGGCATCCACATCACTGTCTTCAAGAGGAAGTAGCAGATCTCGTTCAAGCTTTCGGTAGAGCTTCATTTCCTTTTCTGATAGCTCCACTTCTACTTTGTTAAAGATGATCTCTGGCATCTTCAGATACTCTAGAGCTTTCATGCTGATGCAAATATCAGAAATCTTGTCGTAGATTTTATCCTCTGCATCATCGTTCAGCGCATAGTCTGTTGGTATGCCACCGTTCACATATTTCTGTGGGTGGAAATACCTGCTGCGGTATCCACTGAAGGTTCTTCCAAGCCGCTCGCCACCATCAAGAAGATAAATCTGACTCCAAATATCGAGTAGTCCATTAGGAGCTGGCGTTCCAGTCAGCCCTACAATCCTTTTGATCTTGTGTCTGACTTTCTTAAGTGCTCTGAACCTTTTAGCCGATGGTGATTTAAAGCTTGAAAGTTCATCGATGATGACCATATCAAAGGGCCACTCATTTTTATAAAATTCCACGATCCACGGAACATTCTCTCTATTGATGGTGTAGATATCCGCCTTTTTATATAGGGCCATGGTTCTTTCCTTTGCACTTCCAAGAACCCTTGAAACCCTAAGTTCCTTTGTATGCTTCCACTTTAAAACCTCATCCAGCCATGTGGTGTTTGCCACCCTAAGCGGTGCGATCACTAAGACCTTGGATACTTCAAACCGATCGTGGAGTAGATCCACAAGTGCAGTGAGTGTAATCACACTCTTTCCAAGTCCCATATCTAGGAAGAGACCTGCAGAGCTTTTCTCCAAAATGAACTCTGTGCAGTGAGTCTGATATTCATGAGGGTGATACGGTAGTCTTGATTTAGGTAGTACAACTTCCGGCAATCCCATCCACCACACCTCCTATATCCGCTGGACTATCCAGGCAATAAACCAAAACCCCTAGCTCCTCCAGCTCCCCTTTTCTCTTTATCTGATTTGGCCTCATTTTCTTTCCAGGTGCTTTCACTTCAACAAATCCCATCTTTCCTCCCGGCATTAGCACCAACCGGTCAGGCACCCCATTTAATCCTGGGGATATAAACTTATAGGCTCTACCGCCTCTTCTTTTCACTTCTTTTACGAGCATCAGCTCAAGTTCTTTTTCTGTCACCTCTATCACCTCAATTTCTATTGCCTTTGACTTAGGTACCTATTAAGCACTGAAGAAATATCTATTGTTTAGTCCATCTAACATTTCCTTGTAGTCTATAGTTGTAGTCTGAAGGGTTTAAAACCTATACGCGCGTATGTAGGCTATATTACTATTATTGCTAGTAAAATAATTAATCAATTAAGTTATCTCCTACATAGACTACTAACGTACTGAACCCTTTGATGTAAGCCGTTTTAGCCTTGTAGTACAAGGTGTAGACTGAGAATTTTCAGACTACATCAGACTACACATTTTCACCTCTTGCCAGTCTACATGTCATAAGTTAGACTACATATTTCTAGTCCTCAGACTACACATTCAAATAAATCAGCTCACTCATTCAAATGATTTTAATCGCTATCATCTTCAGTATCCTCATATCCCTCTCTAACAAATGCTCTTTGAGCGTTGTATATTGGGAATCTCATATTCCCTCTCTTATTGCCCTCATATCGCTTCCAACCACCAATTCTCATTAAGATTGCTTCAATCTCATAAGAATCACCTCTGCGAATTGCATTTCTCTCCTTCCCGAAGCACTCACACCAGATTTCTAGGCAGCAAACTCGATCTCTTCGATTAACTCCTTGAGGAACAGATTCACCAAACTCACTCTCACCGGCCAGGTAGCTTCGTCGTTCATAGATGTCCATCTTGGTCCAATTATCGGGAAGTAGTCTCTCAAGATACTGCTCTACTAAACCTTCGCGGTCATCAGCTTCCATGGCGTCTCGCTGCTCTTCGTAGGCCATCTTCACTTCATCCCCGATGAGAATAAGTGGTTCACCTACCTTGTATCGTTCAAGGGCTTCTGCCCATATCTGATCGATGTCCGTCATCTCCCAGACCTTTTTGATTCCGTGGTTAACTCTTACCGGCCAGAATCTTCTGTTTCCGGTGACGTCTCTTAAGAAACCGCTGGTACTATTCGTGCTTCCGACAATAATACTTTGCCTTGGATGGCTTTCCACATTGATGCCATAACTTTGTCGAAATTTGTCATCTGTCCTTGTAATAAATGACTTCACCGTCTCCACGTCAATCTTCCGAAGACCTGCAAGTTCACCGAGTTCTAGGATCCAGTAACCTTGAAGCTTCTCTGCTCCTGCCTTATCTCTCATATCTGAAACTGTTAGGCTGTCCGAGAACCACTTTCCACCGAGCTTTGCAAAGAAGGTAGATTTCCCGATGCCCTGCGGCCCATTTAGAACCAAAATATAATCAAATTTCGTCCCTGGCTCGTATACTCGTGCTACAGCAGCAACTAAGGTCTTTCTCATCACAGCCCTTGTGTACGGGTTATCCTCGGCACCTAGATAGTCGATAAGTAGACTATCTAGTCTCTCAGTTCCGTCCCAAACCGGCAGTCCTTCTAAGTAGTCTTTAATAGGGTGAAAGACCCTCTCTGAAGCTGCGGTCAAGAGAGCATCCTTAATCTTTGCAGGTGACCAAATACCGTAATGCTTATCAAAATACATCTTGAGATTGGCAAGGTCCGAATCATTCCATCCTGGTTTTACCTGTTTCCAAGGTAGTTTCCCGTTGACATCTAGTAAATGAGTCATCTGATTGTAGGCCACGCCTTGGAGTCTAGGATCCTTCCTGATGATCGTCAGAATATTGGTCGGGGTATCTTTGATCGTTCCGTTCTTGTTCACCTCGAGTTCTAGCTGCCAGGTGAGATCTACTTCATTCTCATCCTGATCGACACCAGAGCTTTTCCTCTGATGATTCTCAGAATCCTCTTCATCTAGCACTTCAAACTCTTTATTAATCTCATCTTCCCGCTCTTTTGCTAGCTGTCTTTTTACTTTTTCATCTGTCGCAGAGAACTCAAGCATGGCCTTTACTGAGGGAAGTTGCTTCCTTTCATCCGCGCCTTCATCTAGTTCACCGAATCGGTGGATCCTCACTAGGTCAAAGGCATTACAGAGATAACCGCATGCTGGATCCGTCGCGTGATGAGAGTAGGCATACTTTCCGCTGTAGATGACAACACCTGCTGTGGAATCCGCCGGGATATAGTCGTAACGCTCAGGCATCACACTTGGCTGATAGATGTCTGAAAGAAACGTCTCAATGGCTTCTTCAATGGTGTAAGTCCTGCAGAAAGCACCGATCAGCCCTTCCTTTCTGATGGGGTCCGCCTGCTTTTTCATCAGCCTATCAATGAGTTTGGATTGTCTTGATGACACCGGCCACATTGATGAGTCCTGCCAGTTATCGTAAAGCTTTAAGATGCTATCAGGGTTTAAGAAACTCCCTTTGACTTCCCTAAAGAAATACTCTCCGTCGCTTGATGTGCTTGGCCAGTACATGAGCCGGTTTGGCTCGTAGGTGGTATCATCGAATAGTTCTATCCCGATTTCTTTTGCAATCCTTCTGCTGACCGCCTGATACTCATCTGCGGTCACTGTTCTTGATAGTGGGATGATCAATCTAAGTCTTGGTTTTTCCGGTGTGTGCTTGTGAGTGGAGTAAACTACTGCTGCATATCCATAGAGCATCTCCATGTTCTCAGCTATAACCACCGCGTCATCTGCATGGTCCATATCAAGACTTAACATGGAGCGATTGATGACACTGGCTTTGGTCCTTCTTCCGTCTTTAAGCTGACCCGCTACAAAGCCACCCACATCTTTTACGTTGTCCTGCTGATACTTCTTCATTTTTCGGTACTCTTCTTGGGTTTCGCTGGTGACGGTGGTTTGGGAGAGCCTTTTTGCAAACTCATCCCAGGACACCGTCTGCTCTTTCCAGAGAATATCTTTACGGCTATTGCCTGTTGAAATAGTAAATTTCATGGCGTCCTCCTTCTTTTTTATTTCATGCGATTTGTGTGCTCAGTCCTACTCGATACATTCAGGGCAAATATCTAGCCATTCACCTTCGACCCTCTTGCTCTTCCACCCGATGTCTTCTCTGGCGTCTAAAGCATCTTGAAAACTCTCATATTCTTCGCCAGTTTTTTCTCCGCATATGTCACAACTCAAAATGCACTTACCGTATTCTTTTGAAATCATCTATCTTTCCTCACTTTCGTGTTTGTTGGTTTGACTTTTTTTATAATTCAAATAGGCTTCTGCAATGACTTCAAATACATCCGCCATCTTCTCAAAATCAGCTTCTGTGGCTTTACTCATATAACTGAGTCCTACATCTGCTTTAGCAATCTCCTTAAAGGCTTCTAATATCTTGTGCTCGAAGAACCCTCCATCAAATTTTCCGAATCTAAGTTCATCTCTAAATTTCTTTCTGACTTCTCCGTATCTACCGGTGGTAAACTTATTTCGATCCCCCATGTTGATTTGAACTTTCTCTATTTGCTTTTTTACTTCTGCTTGGATAAACTGTTCCAGATTATCTATTTCATACATCTTAATCGCCCCCATTTCTAAAGCTTTTGCTTGTTTTATCTCTTCGGTATTTCCATCAGTTTTTTTGGTAAAAATCACAAGCAAACCCATCTGCATCTAAGGGTAGTCCTTTTGCCCATTTAGGATTGACGCTCATGATTTTACAAATTTCCTCTACACTGGACTCTCCCACTGGCACTTCACAAATGACCTCATCATGGACATGGGCTACGATGCTGAAGCCTTCTTTATCAAGCCTTAGCATAGCTTCTGCCAGTAAATCTCTTGATGCTGCTTGGACAATATTTTCAACAATCTTAGGTCCATAAGTCTCTATCCTCTCCCACTTTTTCGTGGTGCCGATTCCTTCATAGGTCAATCCTTCTCGTCCGAATTTATTAAGCATTAGCTTTGGTTTTACATAAACAAGATCTCTTCCCGATGGAAGGGTGATAAAAAGCATGCCACTTTTATAGGTGAAGATAATCCCATGGGTTCTTGTCCTGGTTCTCCCCTTCACTGCTTTGATGGCCATCTTATCTATTTCCCACCAGAAGTTAACGATGTGGGGATTAGCCCTTCGCCAGTTATCGATAAGACCTTGAAGCTCATGTTCCTCTACTCCCATTTCTAGTGCGCCCATGGATTTCAGTGCTCCAACACCTCCGCCATAGCCACAGGCCAGTTCCGATATTTTACCTTTCTGTCTTAAGGGACTGCCCTTTGTGATTTCCTCTATGGGTACATGAAACATTTGTGATGCAGACGCTTCATAAATCTTTCCATGAGACTGGAAGACTTCAAGTCTCCATTTTTCACCAGCAAGCCAGGATAGAACCCTCGCTTCTATGGCTGAAAAGTCAGCTACGATAAACCTGTGACCTTCTTTTGGAATGAAGGCGGTTCTAATGAGCTCTGATAGGACACCTGGTGTGTTACCAAAGAGCATCTGCAGGTCATCAAAACGACCTTCTTTTACTAGATCCCTTGCAAGCTTAAGGTCTACAAGGTGGTTCTGTGGGAGGTTTTGGACCTGCACCAGCCTTCCTGAGTTTGAAACGATTCTACCCGAAGCCATAAATCGATTATTGGGCCCTGCGTTTAGGATGTCATAGGTTCTCAAACCGACACCCCCATATTATTAAGTTTTTCTCGAACCTCTCTCCAGTGAGATCCTCTGTTTTCAACATTATTAATGGCATCTTTTATAATTTCCTCCCTGCCCATTCCCTGCCTAATCTTTCTTAGTACAGTAGCTTTAGCGTAGGGCCATTGTGTCTGCTGGAATTCTGGCAAAACGGCGATGTCTTTCATGCGTTTTTTCTGAGCGATTGAAATCTTATTTCCTATTTCTCTTTTTTCTTCTTCAGTTCTGTTTTGCCATAACCTAAGTGCATTTTTTCTCGTCATATCACTCCTCTTGTATTTCCACATTAAAATATCTTTCTTGCCTCTTTCATCTTCCTTAGGTGCTACATTTCTATGTCTATTAGCAATCCTAATTGCCCTATAGGATAATTTATAAGCCTCTTTAGGATTTGCTCTTCTCCACTCTTGACTTTTTTGAAGCAACTTATCGTAATCTGTCCAGTCTCTGCTTTTTTTGACTTCTGAGAGCTTCTTGATATATTCTTTTCGTTCTTCAGGATTCTCGTTTAACCGTCCCCAGAAAATCTTTCCTCCACAGCTGGCATCTTCTAATCCGCCAGATGACAAATTATATAGTTGTGGGCATTCCTCTGATGAAATATATGTCTTTTCTAGAAACATTGCTTGATGTCTATCCGCTGTTTCAGCTAGTTTTATGATTTGGAAAGCATCTGCTCCATATTCCCTAATGTCTTGATAAAAAGGATGACTTCTAGCTTCCCCATTTAAAGCTCTCGTAGTATGCTGCCTCAATCTTTCATTTAAACTTTGAACGGTATAACCAATGTAATATCTCCCATTAGTGCAAACTATTTTATAAACTTTAAACTGCCTCTCCATAGCTGAATCCTCCTTTCTTTTGCTTCAGCCAGGCTCATTTTTTCATTATCAGAGATAAATACAATATGTTCTGGAGTAGCTATAACACCGTCCCACTCGATGACTTCTTTATCTCCGCTATAAACAACACCATCATGAGTAACCCAATCTTCACCATCAAAAACCAAATCAGATAATTCTACTTCTTGAATTGCTTTATCCAATATTTTTCCTTCTGGCGTCTTAACTTTTACTTTGGTGCCTTCAGCTAAACACCACCTACCCGTTCGATTGGCACCATAGTATTGTAGTAGTCCGTGGACTCTGCCATCTGAACATACCGCTCTTTCTATCGCTTCATATTTTCTGACACTGGTCTTGGCCATAAGGAGCCTAAGCTTTAATGCTTCTTCCACTTCACCTTTAGTTTCTGAGACCAGCTCTTTTACGTTCTTCTTTGAAAGACACTCGACTTCCACGCCTCGGTCCGATAACCAATCTTTTAGTTGCGATACTGAGTTTGGATTTTCAAGACCTGTCAGTTCATAGGCTCTTTCTGTTACTGCAACGGTAAACTGCTTATCGCAGGAGATAGCCTGCATAACGAAATCCATATCTGCTCTGAAGCCTCGATCGTTAATGCGCTGATCCAGTTCATAGAGAGCTTGCTCTGATTCTGGTATTGGGTAGTCTTTAATCTTCTTTCTGATTTCCAGTTCCACTTCGACGTCTCTTATGTTGTACTGCTTGAAAAGTTCCCATTTTTCCGGTGCATCAGATGGCAGATTTCTGGTTCTTCCACCATTGGCTGCTGTTGGCTTACAGGGAATACAGAAGTATCTGATCAGTGGTTTTCCTTCGGCCATCTTCTGAACACCTAGCCTTAGCACTTTGGCAACACCCTCAAGGTGGAGAGGAAGTCCAAGCATTGCTGCCTGAACCTCACTACACCGCCATGATGATGGACCAAGATACACATCCTTACCTAACTTTCGACTGAGATACCGCATAAGAGCAACTCGTTCGAAGTTGGCGTTAAAAGCCGTTTTGATGATATCGCTACTCAGAATTGCTTCCACAATTTCCGTTGGAATCTCTTCACCACTAGCAAGATCAACCAGCTTTACTGGACCTTCATCAATGCTGTAGGCAAAGAGTAGAATGTCGAAGTTTGGACTGTCGGTGTAGCGGTAAACACCACACTTTCCTAAATCGATATCTGAAAATGTCTCAATGTCGATTGATAAAGTTGTCATGAGTTCACCACCTCCTCTCTGTTCCTAGATTGATTAATCCAAGAAGTCATCGTCATCATCTAAAACATCAAAGTCGTCTTCCGCCCTAAAGAATCCACCTAAAGGTTCTCCATCCTCCACTTTCTGAACGTTACCAAGCCCAGCAGATACACCTCTATTCCCGCCGCTATTAAATGGGTAGATATTCACAGTTACATTTGCATAGCAGCCGCTATACACTTCACTTCGATCTAGGATTAAGTTCTTTCCTCTATCCACTATTTGTGGGGGATTATACGAACTTGCATTAATGTAATACGAATCCTTATAACTGGGGTCGTTAGGTCTCTCAATATCTCCATCCTTTAGTGGTAAATGAAACTTACTAGGAATTTCTCCTCCAAATAGTTTGGTGACCCCCTTTTGCTTCGCTATTTCAACGGCCTTCAAAACCTTATTAACTGTGGCCTTGTCACTTTTGGGGATAATAATAGATACACTGTACTTTGGCTTGTTTCCATATGCTGACTTTGGCTCCCAAAGATTTGCATAGCTTAATCTCCCGTAAATCCTGATTCTTGTATCTGAACTCATTCTTCTTCCTCCTTAAATTCATCTATTTAGTTCCTACTCGATAACATCAAAATCTTGAAATACTGTATCGACTGGTTTTCGCTTGTCCGTATCCGGAACAAGACTCAGCTTTCCTTTTGGTTTTTCTACCAAATCTCCAAGGATATCACTGAACTTCTTCTTGCCCATAAGCTTTTCCATTTCAGTGATGGAAATCAGGCTTTGTTTGAAGATGTCTGTATAGCCGGCTCCTTTAGCAGCTTCAGCTACTGCAGTTTCATCGGTATACTTTCTTCTAGCTCTACCTTCTACTAATTTAAAACCATCCCACTGCTTCCCTTCATTGATAGCACGAGATGTTGCGTAGGTATAAACATCATTGGCCCATTTAGATATTTCATTTGCAGCACTAATGATTTCTACAATTTCATCATCTGAAAGAAGAGGTGGTTTTTGAAATTCATATCTTGCCATCTCTAAGTTCTTTAAAGTTCTAGCCCTACACCTTGCTGCTACTCTGCAATATGCACAATGGTCCCCTGCACAGAACTCACCTTCACCTCGGCTTGCTAAGAGGGCTTTGGGTTTTAGTTCTTCTTCAGCCCAAGAGAGCAGTTCTTCAACAGTCATCTCATCCGTAGGAAAGTTGTTGACTCTGGGCTGGAAAATGGTCATTGAAATTTTATCGATGTCATACAGCATGTCAAATAAAGTAAGTGCTCCAAGGCCATACAGCATCATTTGTGAATTTCTGATTCCTGAAACTTCAACGTATCCGTACTTAAAATCCACAACATAAAGCGTTCCTTTTCCAACGATCACTAGGTCTCCGGTTCCGAAGCCACCGGGTACAAAGTCACTAAAGTCAAGCTTTTGCTCAATCAAGATCTGAGGATCTGCGCAGGTTTCTTTGACCTTTTCTATAAGCCCTAAACAGTACTCAACATAGAGGTCAGTATACTCATCCATCTCCTCGTCTTGATATTTACTGTTTGGCTTCTTCGTTCTCATCTTCAGTGCTTTCTTCAATTTATACTCAGCGAGGTCATGTGCTGCAGTTCCTGCTTCTGCATGCTCATTCGTTGTGTTAGGCACTTCTTTTTCAAGCATCGCTGATGGCGGGCAGGCTAGCCACCTGTGAGAGGCTGATGCTGATAAATCGGAATGTTCATTGTACGATCCACTCACTTCAGTTCACCTACCTCCTTCAGCGCCGATACGTAGTGTTTAGGATCAAGGGATGAAAGGTTATTTGCTCCATATTTCGTGAGAATAGCCTTCACCTCGGCTCGAAATCCATCTCTACTCTTATCTGCCATAGCTGCTCTGACTTCTTCCAAGGTCGGTTGTTTTTCTTCTGGCTCATCAACCGGTGGCTCTTCCACTTCGGCCACTTCATGTTCTGGTTCTTCCACTTTTGCCTTGGCCTTTGATTTCTTTTTAGTTGGTTCTTCATTGGCAGGCGCTGCTTCATTAGCTTCCATGGCACGTACCAAAGTCTCTATACTTTCAGCCAGCGATTTAAGATCACTGACGACATCCAGTGCGAGTTTGATTTTACTCATCTCTTTGTCCTCCTTTCTTTTTCAAATAATCTGTAGAAAACTCCTTAAGAATCGGAACCAGGTCCTTCATCTCCCAGGGTGTGTTTCTCTCAACACCATCAAGCAGCATCTTCTCTCTGCCAAAGTGACCGTAGACTGCAAACTGTCTATAGATGGGTCTTCTTAATCCAAATGACTTGATGATGGTGCCTGGTCTCATATCAATGAGCGCTTTTATAATTTCCGTCAGCACTTCATCTGACAATTTCCCTGTTCCGAATGTCTCTACCTTAAATGACACAGGCCCTGCTACACCGATAGCGAAAGAAACCTGTACTTCACATTCCCTAGCGAGACCTGCTGCCACAATGTTCTTTGCGATGTATCTGGCGAGATAAGCACCAGACCTGTCTACCTTCGTTGGATCTTTTCCTGAGAAGGCTCCTCCACCATGACGCCCCTTGCTTCCGTAGGTATCAACGATGATTTTTCTGCCGGTTAAACCTGAGTCTGCAGCAGGACCACCAAGTACGAATCTACCTGTTGGATTGATCATCAATTTGGTGTTCTCAGTCAAAAGCTCATGTGGGATAACTTTTAGGACGATATGCTTGGTAACGTCTTCTCTCAGTTTCCTGATGTCCACACCTTCTGAATGTTGTGTAGAGACCACAATCGCTTCAATTGATAACGGCTTGTTGTCCTTTCCATAAACCAGCGACACTTGTGCTTTCCCATCTGGTTTGAGATAAGGAAGCAGTCCTGACTTTCTCGCTTCTGCTAGTCCCATGCAGAGCCTATGTGAGAGGACTAATGGTAGAGGCATAAACTCAGGTGTTTCATCCGTTGCGTAGCCAAACATCATCCCTTGGTCTCCCGCACCAATTTCCTTCTTATCAACGCCCATGGCGATGTCAGGAGATTGCTTGTTGATTGCAATCAGCATTCTGTAGAACTCACCATCTGTGGATAGCTCGTCTGCTCGGTAGCCGATATCATAAATCACGTTCTTGATTACGCTCTTATAGTCGATTCTCTTTTCAGTGCTGGTTTCTCCAAACACATGAATGAACCCATCAGCTGCAGTGACTTCAATTGCTGTTCTTGCTTCTGGATCCTCCAATAAAATGGCATCCATAATTGCGTCAGCAATCTGATCACAGAGTTTATCAGGATGGCCCTCCGTCACTGATTCAGAGGTAAAAACATAGGATGGTTTCTGATTTTCTTTCATTTACTTGCTCCTTTCTTGTTTGTCGTTTTTCTGCTCATCTTCTGGCTCATTATCAAGATCAAGTAATCGTGAGGCCAACCTCTTTGATACAATGCTGATGGCGGTTAAAACTCCTACCATCTCGTCTTGAATTTCTTTGCTTGCGTTCATATTCTCGTCTCCTTTCTTTTGGGTCATATCTAGGTCACCTCCTTCCACTTAACCCCTTCACTTACTAGCCAATGGGGAAGGTGGTTTGGTAACCAAGAATTTTAAAATCTTTTATATTCCTTTCATTAGAAGCCTGAAAGTCTCTCTGCCTTTAGGTGTAATCAGAGTTTGGGTCCCAACCCATCCTGTTTTCTCGTTCTTTGCTTCTTTGATTTCGAAGAGCTGGTCATTTTTCTCTGCATAAGGCTTGATTCTTCCTTTGCGATCACGATAGATATATTTCTTGTCCAGTAGGAACTGAATGAAGAGCTTTTCCTGAACCTTTAGCTCTTTTGCTGTATCCCTGAAGTTTGTCAGTAGATTTCGATCCACCAGTTCATCAAAATACTCTGCCTTCGGCTGCATCGTAGTATTGGCTACAAGAAGCTTGCTGTTTTCTGCTTCTAAGTGGTTAATTCTGTACTCTGCCATTTTCAAGGCCCTTGACATAACCATCTCAGGTGTGTTCCAAGCCTTCTCAATAGCTAGAAAATACTGCCTAGCTTGTTTACCTTTTTCCGATCTTTGGATCATGCAGATTTCCTTTGCCATAGGAATAGTTAACTGATGATCAATAATCTCCGTATATGGATTTTTAGGATTATTGGTTGCTCTTTTTTGAGCCACCAATGTGAAGTCTTGATTTTCAGTGAAACCATACTCTTTCATCCTTGGAAACCAGTCCTTATATTTCGTCTTAACTTCCAGAAACTCATGAAGTTCTCGACCGGATACCGTTGGTTCATCTTGGGTGTAATTTACTCGCATCAACTCATTCATCTATTCATCACCTCGTAATATTTGATAGAGGAAAGTCCCCTTCACTTCCTAGCCAACGAGGACCCTCTCTTGGTAACCAGAAATTTAAAAAAAATTTCTGAGCTTTGCTAAAACTTTATCTCTACGCTTCATCACAGCTACATGCGAGATATCTTCTTTTTTGGCAACATCTCTTACGGTCATCTCTTTATAAAAGAGGTCATCAATAAGCTCTTTTTCTTGGCGATTAAGCTCTTTCATCGCTTCTTGCAAAATTAAGAGCATCGCCTTATCAACGACTAGATCTTCTACCAATTGCTCATCAGCATAATCTGCACCTAGGTCCATTAAGCGTTGAAGTGAATCTTCTTTATTAGGTATAAATGTCACTTTCTCGTTTTCCATGTCCACATCGATACGGCCAACTTTTACGTCCTTTTCCATGTACCTCTCGCGGCGTTTCATCTTGTAGAACTCTTTGTAAAATTCATCTGATACTTCTTGTCCCTGAATTCTGTGCTCTTTTTCTGACAT